AAACATGGTATAAATCCCTTTTTATTTTCTTTTTCAGCAATAATTCCAATTGTGTTACTATTATAATTTATAATCTGTTTTTCAATAGTGTAATTATTGATTAATAATAATTTAACTAATTTTGATAATTTAATATTTTCTTTGAAAGTATATACGTTTGGTAAGGAAGGATAAGTTCCACAATATTTATTAACTGTTTTATCTATATTTTCTAAAACATTTATGATATTTTTCGTTAGATTTTTATTTCTAATATTAAATAATTTTGTTACAACAATAGATTTTATTTTATCTTCTACAGCATAAATTGGTTCATAATAATTACCATTCTTTATCAAAATAGCTGTATTTCTATTAATATCAAATAATTCAGATGAATAGTGATTTATTGGACATATTAAATTTATATTATTTGTTATATCATTTTCATTCATTTCTAATATTATTAAGTTTAAACCATCTTTGAATAAATTTTTATTTGGTAAACATATTAAATCCCATAAATATGTATAATCTATAATTATATTATCATTGTTTAAATAATCTATAAAATTTTGATATGCAGAAATTACTTGTATCAAATAATTTTTTTGATTTTTATCATCAAAATTTATACTTTTATATATTTTAGTATTTTTATAAGTATCATCTATTTTCATATTATAATTAATTTTTTTATCTTTGAAATTACTTATTAAACTTCCATTTTGTAAACTAATAAATAAATCTAAATTGAGAGAAGTTATTAATATATTTTTCATATCTTTTGTAGTCAATATTTTAACTTTTGGAACTATGTAATCAATATATAAATCACTTAAACATGAAATAAATGATTGATTTTTATTAAATTCTACTCCTCTTCTCAATAAACAAAGATGGTTCGGTTTCAAATTTGTATTTGTAATACTTATTTGACATTTTTTGTTGTCTGTTTGTAAATATTTCTGTATTGCTATAGGTAAATAGCCCCATCTATTTTTATCTAAAGGAAATTTATCACTTCCTTTAATATAATCATCTTGGTCATCTACTTCTTTTTCTACAACTTTATTATTAATACATTGATCTCTTCTTTCTTTTTGTGCGGGACTATCCCAGGATTTGAAACAACAAGGAACACATAAATCATCAGGATGACTTCCTTCTTTTAAAAATCCAGGATAATGTTTAACATAATTACCTTGATTATCTATATGTTCTTTATTATCTGTAAATTCAAAAATAGAACTATCTTTTGGAACCTTTTTGCTTTTATCAGGTATTATATTTCCATATTTTCCTGATTTAACATCCTCTTCAGTTAAACTAGTATCATATTTTAAACTCCAATATCTAGGGCATATATACCAATATTGATTGTCTTTTGAGCTTCCATATTTTATTGCTTCATCATAAGAACCTGGATGATTTTTATCTATATTTGCCTTTTCTTCATCTGTTAATATTACAGGTTGACGTTTTACATTCCAAGGACATAAACGAGAATATGCTTTAAATTTGCCATCTATATCAGTTTGAAATAGTTTTGGATCTCTTGTTTCCATTCTTTTATAAAAAGGGTTTGGATTTGATAAACTCATACCCGTAACATCTTTTTCTAATTTTTTTCCTTCTAATTGCTTCTCTAAAATTATTTTTTCATCATCCTCTTTATCATCTTTAATAGTTTTTTCAAGAATTTTTATTTTTTTCTTTGTTTTTTTCTTTTTATCAGAAGATTCTTTCTGTGTTATTTCCTCATCATCAATTTCTATATCGCTATTAACTCCTCCTTCTTGTATTTCTTCATCGTCTAGTTCTATTTCTTCTTCATCAATTTCTATTTCTTCATCATCTTTATCAATATCAGAACCCATTAATATATTTAATAAATCTTCCTTATCATCTGAAACTTTTTCTGGAGAATCAAAAATTAGTTCCTCTGCTATTTCTACTTCTAATTCTTTTTCAGGGGATGGAGCAATTTCTTCTATTTGTATTTCTTGTTTTATTTCTTTCTTTGAACACATTTTACTTATTTCTTCTAATTTTACATTAGTAGTATCTGGATATTGTGTTATACGTATTAATGAATCAATATATATTGATAAAATATCAATATATTTTATATTACTTATATTATTTATAGTTATAGTAATATTATTTTTAAATTGGTCTTGTTTTATTGTAGTTAAAAATCCAGGGTTATTTTTTAATTTTATTTTCTTCTTTTTTCCTGTTTTTTCTATTACTTGTATAGAATTTAAAACATCTTTTAATCTCTCAATGATATCCTTTTCATTGAGCCCATAATTATCTTTTATAATTTTTATTATATTTTCTTGTTCTACTTCATTTTGAATTAAATCAATAATTGTAGATTCAATAGCACTCATTTCATTGTAGTTATTTACTCTTTTATATCTCATTCTAATAATATCTTTTAAATTTCCTTGTTCAACATTAAATATTGACGTTATACATGATGTTAATTTTGATAATATTATATTATTTTTTATTGGAAGATAATATTCATAACTTATATTTTCTATTTCCACATTATTATCATATAAATTATCAAATAAATTCAATGTATATCCAGATTCTTTTATAAAATCTGATACTTTATTAATTATATTATTAATATTATTTTTAATTAATTCTTCACATTCTATTACACTATAAGGATTATCCAAATCTAATTCAATATTTATAGAAGCATCCTGATAAATATGACAAACAAAATTAATTATATTATTATCATTAACATTTATATAAAAAGCAATAGATTTTTGCGTAGCAATATTTTTAATAATTTTGAAAATAGTCCCTTTTGATAAATAAGGTATTTTTTTACCATTTGTAGCTAGTTTATCACAATATAATTTATAAATTTTTTCCATTCTTTTTGATGGATTATATTTAATTAATGGTATATTTTTATCAGCATGTATAATTTTGAATATTACTTCTAATGGTAATATAAAATTATATAATGGAATTATATTAAATGATATATATTTTATACCTTTTTTAATATAATCAATATCAGTTGTTCTTTTATTATATATTTTATGAAATAATTCTACATTTTCTATATTTTTAATAAAATTTTTATCTATATAATCTTTACTTTTTTTTAATAATAATGGTTTACTATTATTTAATTCTGCTTTATTTAATATTTCATTATCATATAAATAGGGATAATACATTTTAATAATATTTTTTTCATCTATATTATTATTTATAGCATAATTTAATACATCTTCAGCCTGACACAAATAGATAATATTACTTTTAATATTATTATTTGATAATAATACTTGTTTATTTGTTGTATTTACAAAATATTCAACATTTTTTTTAAATATATCATCCACTTCTAATAAATTAAATGGATTAACAATATACGAAATGTTAATATTTTTGTAAGTAAATTTCTGTCCTAATGGTTTATTGACTAAATTATATTTATCTAACTTTAATGATAATATATCATCATATGTATATATTGATTTATCTGGTAAAGTTTTTATATCAAAATTTGATATGTTCAATAAAAATTCAATTAAAATACTTTTTGTTAATTGTATTTTGCTATTTTGTGTTAAATTTTTATAAATAGTTTCACTATTAAAATCTTCATTTACATTACTAAATAAATATAATTCATCAATCGAAACATTTTTTTCTATATTGATAAATTTTTTCTTTATTGTTTCTATAGTATCATCTGGATAAATATTTGTATTTATGATTTCATAATTAATATTATATTTCTTTATAATATCTAATTCATATTTTTCAAATATAGTATCTATATTTATAGTATTATCTTCGTTGAAAACATAAATTTTTTCTACAGTATTACTTTTTAATTTATATATTTTATATATTGTAGACATACTATATAAAATAATCACATAATATTTTATATAGTTATGAACTATAATATTATAGTTGCTATATGTGAAAATAATGGCATTGGTTATAATAATAGTTTACCTTGGAATATCAAAGAAGATTTAAAAATATTTTCAAAATTAACTAAAGGAAATAATAATAATGCTATTATTATGGGTAGAAATACATTTGAAAGTTTACCTAATAATTTTTTACCTAAAAGAGATAATTTAATTTTATCCTCGTCTATAATTATTGATGAAAAGAGAGAAGATAATATAATTAAAACTTTTGATAATATTAATAGTATTATTGAATTTTGTAATACTAAAAATTATCAAGAGGTATGGATTATAGGTGGACAATTAATATATGAGTCATTTCTACGAAAGAATATTGTAAATAAATTATTTATTACAAAAATTAATAAGAAATATTTATGTGACAAATTTTTTTATTATAATGAAAAAGAGTGGAAGCTAGCAGCTAATGAAAAACTAAAAAATATAGAAAATATAGATATTGATTTATTAATTTATGAAAAATAAGGATTATCATTTATTTCCATACCACAATATTTTTTAGGATTCTTACTATAATCAACCGGTTTATATATATTTATTTTTTCGGCTTCTTGTAATAAAAATTTAAAATTTACCCAAAATTCTGGAGTATGACCAATCGATTTGCTAGCAACATGAGATAATTCATGTATTGCTACAAATGTTAAAGTATTTAAATCTATAAGTCTCCCCTTATTATTTTTTTCAGTATCTAAACAAAATGCTATTTTTTCTCCCTTATTTTCACTATATGCAGTAAATTCACTTGTCGGTAATGTTTCTGTAATTTTTTTTGGATTGAAACCTTCTGTTAAACGTTTTATTCTGTCTTCGCTATCAAAATTATTTTTACAATGTTCAACTAAAGATTTCATATTTTGATTTACTTTTGCTAATTTATCAGCTGCTAATTCTAGTTTACTTCTTTCACGAACACAATAAGTATTACCATCTACATTCGAAATTATACATTTTAAATGAAAAAGATCAGAATCTATATAAATGCGATATGATAATATAATAATTAAACAAATTAATATGAATCCTAATAAATGACTATTCATTATATATATTATTTATATAATGAATTAAATAAAAATTATAATTTATTGTGAACCACATCCAACTTCTAATGGAACTCTCATTAAATCAGGTTCAATAGTAGAGTTCATCCATGGACTAACTTTGTTAGTTGGATTAGGAGGCTCAGATCTTAATTGTAAATTAGAATTTCTTAATGTGCTACCAATAGTATCAATGCCTGCGTGGTAACCAGCTCTTAATAAATTAACATTTTGTAAATCACCAGCTCCATTTTGATTCATATTTCCAAATTCATTATCTTGTCTAGGTAATAATTCAGAGGGGTTAGCTATTTCTTGGCGATTACACGATAGTGGAACACCAGATGTAACTGTTTGAATACCATCCGCATTTGCTGGACCACTGTTCATTCCTACAGGATTTGCGGCCATTGGTGGTTTGCTAGAAGCTCCAGCAGCACCTTTATGGGCTTGATCAATAACACCAGGAGACATTTCACTCCATAAAGTTCTTGGTTTGCTTTCCCACGATTCTTCTGATGATCTCTCGGGTGTTGAATTATTAGTCATTGGTGAGAAGTTTGTTCCTTGTTTTCTCGAATACATTACAACAGCAACAACAGCAACGATTAATCCAAGGACAAATAACATATTTTTTTGAAGGAATTTCATGAACTCGTTTAAAGTTTTCATATATATAAAATGAATGATAAAATAATTTTAAAAATACACATTTTTTCTAAATTTATAAATCATATTTATTCGATATCTTCTATCTCTTCATTTTCTCCGAAATTACTATTTTCATCTTCAGATAAAATATCATCCAATAAATATTTATTTTTTATATTTTTTGCTTCTAAATATGCCTCCACCGCAGCTTGTCTCATTTTTTTTGCTCGGTCTCTTGCATTTTTATATATTTCCAAATAAACATCATTCGGTTTTTTTAAAGTAATTGGATTTTCATCATCATTTTCTAAAGTTATATCACTTTCTAAAGATATATCTAATTCTTTTAAAGAATTTTCATTTTCTAATTCAATATTATCAATATTGGCATCTACAATCTCTAATTCTTTTGTATCTTCTAATTCTTCTGTATGTTCTAATACACTAGAATTATCTAATTTATTTGTTTCATCTATTTTTTCTACTTTGTCTAAATTTTTTATTTCTTCTGTATTATCTGTTACTTTTAAATCATTAACTATTTCTAAATCTTGATTATCTATATTTTTTTCTAAATGAAGAACTTCTTCTAAAGTATTTTTATTATCATTTGATAAATCTTGTTTTTTTTCTTCAATTTCTTCTTTATTATCAATAGTTTCACCACTATCATTATTTTTAGTTTTCTTATTTATAAGAAATCCTGTTTTAATTTCTTCAGGCATTTTTAATACCATAATTTGTGGAACATTTATTTCTATTTGAAAACTTTTTGATGAAAATTTTATTCCTTCAATTGCTATAAGAGGAATTATTTCTAAATTTTCCTTAACATCTTCTACATTGAGAATATTTTCATTTTCATCATAAATTAAACAATAATTTTTTCTTATAGTCTTATTATTTGGAATATAACATCTAATAACAATAAATTTACCTGATTTGTATGTTTTCATACAACTATTGAAATGTGACTCAATATCATCTAAATCCATTTCGCTTTGAAACCAATTATCTTTTTTTTCAAAAATTAATTCTCTACATCTGTTTTCAAAATTTTCAAACCATTTTATTAAATTATTTTCATAAGAATTAAATATTAAATCAATAAAAAATTTTTTAGACGATGTTGTTTTACATATTCCTTGTTTACTTCTACATTTAGGTAATTGTAAATATAAAGGTAATTTTTTTTCACCACAATTTAATTTAGTAAAAAAACAACCTCCTTGAACAGGCGTGGGATTATCTAAATTAATTAATTCATAATTAAAAGTATCTGTTGGATCAATTATATTTTCCATTATTATTAATTTATTTATTAGAAAATTATATATTTCTAAAGACGCATAAATAATAAAAAAAATTTATCAAATAATGTAATGAAAGAGAATTTTATAGAGCAATGTTTATTTCTACTTAATAAAAAAGAAATTAAGGAACAAATTAAGGAAATATTCAATCCATTTTTACAAATAATTACTAAAACTTTATTAAATGAAATATATCCATATATTTATTTATCTTTAATTTTTGTAATTGTGAGTTTTATTTTACATTTAGGGATTTTTATTCTTTTATTTCGAAATAATAAACCTTCAATTTTTTAAATAATAATTTTCTTACAATATTATATATGACTAATCGTATTGTTTTATCTGGTGGTGCAGGTTGTCAAGCCGCAGAAATGGTTGGTGGAAAACGTAGAAAATACCACAAAAAATCAATGAAAAGACGTGGTTCGCGTAAATCAAAAGCGATGATGATGAAAAAATCTCGTCGTCATTCAAAAAAAATGATGATGATGAAAAAATCTCGCAAAGGTGGATCACGTAAATCGAAAGCGATGATGATGATGATGATGAAAAAACCTCGTCGTCATTCAAAAAAAATGATGATGATGATGATGAAAAAACCTCGTCGTCATTCAAAAAAAATGATGATGATGAAAAAATCACGCAAAGGTGGATCACGTAAATCGCGTGGAGCTGGCATGGTTCAAAGAGCATCCCTTCCTTTTGGTCTTTTAGCTTTACAAAAAATGATGCAACGCCGCAAAAGCCGCAAATCCCTTTAAAAATTCGGTAAAAGAGTCTTAAAAGCTCCTTACAGAACCGCTAAATTCTTATTATAAATTTATTAATAAGAAATGAGATTTAAATAATATTTAAATATTATTAAATATTATTTTTTAACATTATAATATCGATGGAAAATAATATTAAAAATTGGTTACTTTTAGACAACAAAATTAAAGAATTAAATCAAAAAATTAATGAATTAAGAGAGAAAAAAAATAGTTACAAAAATGATATATATCAACATATTAGTAATAATAATTTAAATAATGCTACTATCAAAATAGGCAATGACTATCTAAAATTTGTAGAAACTAAACAAAATACACCTATATCCTATAAATTTTTAATCGAAGCTTTAAAAAATTGCTTGACAAATGAAACTGATATTGAAAATATTATTAATTATATAAAAACAAACAGAGAAAGTAAAATTATTAATGATATAAAAAGATTTAATAAATAATTTTCTATATATATAAATGCCTTATTTAGAAAATAATTCTTTATCTTTTAGAACTATAACAAATTTGCCAGATAAATTTAAGGATTTAGCTATTCCATCTGCCTTAAATTTTAAAAATATGTTATCTGGTGGATCAAATTATAAAAAATTAAATACAGTAAATAATGGCAATACAATTGATGGTGAATCTTTTGATAATTTATTGAAAAATGTAAATCCTAATGAGTCGTTTTCATTAAAAACAAAACCAAAAAAACATAAAAGAACTAAAAGTTTAAAAGTAAAATCTAAAACATCTAGAAAAAAATTTAATAAATAATTTAATAAAAATTAAATAAATTAATAATTAATTTTTATCAATGCATACTCCAATTGTTACTATTAAAAGGAGAAACTACAATATTAGCTATTTTATTTTTCCAGTATTCAATGCGTTTTTGGAAATCTAACTCTTTTTGTGTTTTTGGAAATAATGGTATATTTTTCATCATTTCTGCTTCTTGTGATGTAATTTTTGGTCTATAACCATAACAATTTACACCAAATCTTACATTTGGATTTGCAATATATCCACCATTTATACCTGGTCTTCCACAATCATTTTCATGTCCTTCTATTTTTTGTAAACGTTGCCATCTTTCCATTTGAGTAGGAAATAATGCCATTTGATCTTCTGACCAACCATAACTACACCAATCAGCACCATTTTGGTAAGCATTTTCTATTTCTTTATAATTTGCTAATCGATTTCCATAAGCTTTACATATTGCTCTGGCATTATCAAATGTATATTTATTACCTGGTATATGATATACTTGCTTTTCAAATTTTAATTCTGGAACAGTGCTAGAACCTGTTATTTGCCCTTCAGTTTCTCTTTCTACTGTAATATCTATTTCTGGTTCTCCTGAAAATAAATTTTTAATGCTTGTTATAATATTTACATTTAAAAAGTAATTCATACCATTAATAATAATAATAACTAAAAATACTCCCCATAACAATATTTCTAAACTGGCTTTGCTAGTAGAAGGAGCATTCATGGATTCGCTGTTATTTCCTAAAGATGCAAATAAAACAAGGTAAATTATTATTATGAAAACTAATAATGTTATTATTAAAGGGTTAGCCATATTAGTATTTAAAAAATTCATTGAAGGAACCCCCAAAATTGTATTCATATCAACATCCATATAATATTTATTTTTATTTTTTTTTTTCTATAGAATAAACTATAAGCTTTATTACTTACTATATCTTTTTCATTTATTTCTTTAACATTTGTATCATTAAAACAATACCATTTACCATTTGCATTCTTTACATATGCAAAGTAATGCCCGCCCATTGTCATACCTGAATGATTACAAACACCATATAAATCATAGACAAAAGTTTCTTTATTATAACCAACAACATATTTTTTCAATTCTAGATTTTCAATTGGATAATCTACCAAAGAATTTAATTTTCTATTATTATTTGTAAATCGTTTTAAATCTATAATTAAAATATGTGGAAAATTCCAAAATACTGTTTTTTTATTAATATCTTCCTTTTTATTTGTTTTTTCATTAAACCACGCATTATCTCCATTCATTAATTCATTTTCACAATATTTATCAAAACATTGATATATGTTACATTCATTAGCCACAATAGGTAAACTTATTACAGAAAAAGGTTCGGGTTTACTAACTAATATTTCATTATTCAAACTTACTATTTGGGTTACAGAAATACCATAAAATAAGTGTAAAATTTCTGAATATTCCTTTTTATACATATTTATCATCATATTATAGCAATCCTTTGCTAATTTATCGCTATCATTTTTTATTTCACCATTTATTGACATATTTACTTCTCTCTGTAAACCTAAATGGAAACAATCTAACATAAATAAAATAAACTCGGGTAAATCATTTTGCATAAAACCGGTAAATAACATTCTATCTTTTTCTTTAGCAATTTTTTGTATTGTTTTTAAAAATCCCCATGGAGCAATAGCACAATTTTCTTTCCACAACATTCTTCTTAAATTATTCCATTCTACTAACATAAAATCGTCCTTTTTATTTACTCTATTTACAAATTCTTTAGAATCTAAAAAATCATTTAATTCGTATGTATGTGATAATACTTGAATAAAAGAATTTATATAACATGTATTACCTAAGTTACCTAACCCACTAAGACCTTTATCTTTATATTTATCCATAAGTAATTATTTATTTATGAATTTATTTATTTAAACATTTTTTATTTTATAATAGTAAAATATGAATGATAATAATAATAATATAGAATCTTTTATTAACTTTACTGAAAATACTAATGCTATTTTTTCAAATATCATTCAAGTAATTAATTCTCAACAAAATACTTATAATACAATATTTAATAATAGTTATAATCGAAGATATAATGATAGAAATGTATATACACGTGGTTATTCAAGAGAGAATAATGTAAATACTAATCTTTCTAGAAATATATTACAGCAAACTTTATTAAGAAACTTAATTTTGAGAAGTGCTTCACTAGCAAATACAGAAAATAATATAGAAAATAACATTCCAACAGAAGAACAAATTAATAATTCAACAACAAGAACTACTTTTCAAGAAATAGAAAATCCTATAAATACAACTTGTCCAATTAGTCAAAGTGATTTTTCAAATAATGATATTGTATTACAAATTAATCATTGTGGTCATATTTTTTCTGAACGCCCATTATTACAGTGGTTTAATAGAAATCATTGTTGTCCTATGTGTAGATATTCTATAATTTCTGATTCCTCAAATCAAAGTATAAATGAAGATACTGAATTAAATAATATTACTAGAAATAATAATGAAAATAATAATCAAAATAATAATGGAAATATTAGTAGAAATAGTAGTAGTTCAACGATAAATAGAAATAATAGTGACCCTAATATTACAAGAAATAATAGTGGTTCTAATAGTAATTTTAATAGAGTTCCAATTATTACAAGAATAAATTCTAGCCCTAATCGATTTAATAGTTTTAATACTAATGTAAACAACAATACAATTTCTAATGATATGTTAAATCAATTACAAACTATTATAGATACTTTTAATAATGAGATTGAATTTGAAGTTGCGCTTATTACTCCATCACAATAATAATTTAAAATAAAAAAAAACTTATAAAATTGATAATTTAAAAAATTAATTTTATTTAAGAAAACTTATATTAATTATTAATATATGGATACAAATTCATATATTAATTCTAAATTAGAATATTGTAAAGCTCAAGAAAAAGGTTATGATTATTTAGATCAAAATATTAAAGAATTTTATGAAAATTATCTTAGAGCTCTAAAATGTATTTCAAATATAAATAGTAAAAATATATATATTGGTATGTGGAAAATGTTAAGTATAGATGAAATAAATAGTTTATATGAAAAAAATTTGTATAATAAGGAAAATATTGACATTGCTTTCAGTCGTTCAGATAAAATTATTATTGCTTTCTATAATAGAAAATTTTGTAGAATATTTTTCAGATATAAAGATAGTGATTATGAAAAACATATTACAATTGATAGAAAATTAAAAAATAAAGGTGTTGATTTTTACACTTTCATTTATAATATATCATCATCATATAGTTTTAATAAAAATTTCAATGTAGTTAAACCATTGTTTTAATTATTATATTATAGTAATTATATTATTTATTTTTTGATATATTTATCAAATATAATCGACTTAATTTCTTTACATCGTAATTCTTCATATTTTTTTAGAAATTTTTCTTCTTCTGGCCATTTTTCTTTTAATTTATTAATTTCATCTTTCCATGTTCTAAGTGTATATCCTCTTTTATCTTTGAATTCTTTGATTTGTTCTAATACTAAAGCAAATAGTTGCTGTAATGGTTTCATGATTTGATTAGTAATATAAAAGTTATAGTCTAATTCTAAATTATTTTCTTGTATGTATTTTGGGTTTTCAATTTTATCACATTGTAATGCCTTCTTATTCTCATTTTTTATATATGCAAATGGAATACGATCACCTGGTCCTGGCTTATTTCCTGGATCCCGTTCACCCATTCTTTTTGCTAACATAAAATGAGCAATTTGTTGAGGATTTTTATACTCACTTCTAAGAGATTTTGTAATAATTAATTTATCAATTGGATTCTTTTCATCAATAACATCTTGTAATGAATTATGTGTAAAATTTAAAGCACTGGGAACACTTTTTTCTTTCATTAAAATGTCAATTACGCCACCATATATATCTTTTACAATTGGAGCATTATCACGTCGTTTTAGAACAATACCCATCTCTTTACGTTTTCCTTTCTTTGGATCTAATTCATATAAAATACCAACATAACGTTTTTTTGATAATAAACAAAATGGTAAAAATGTTTTTTCATATTCCAAATCATGAGGTTTCTTCAAAAATTTTGTTGCTAATTCTCCTGCTTCCTGCGCCAATTCAATCGTAATTTCTAATGCTTTTTCATCTTCAATCGGTTTTCCATCTAATTCTTCAAGATTAAATGTAAAGAATACGCTATCTGTATTATGAACAATCATATTACCGATACCAGCTGCAAAATGATGATTTTCTGTTGTTAAATCATATACATAGTCTTCATAATAAGGTAATTCATTTATAATTTTTTTAATGGCATTCGGATTTTTTCTTTGTTTACCTTTTGTTAATGTTATTCTATAAATATTTAATTTATCATTTCTAATATTAATAGAACTTTTATATCCAATACTATTAGCTAACCAACAAATATGTGATGCGCTTAACTGATTTTTTTGATCTATTCTAATATAACCATTTTTATCTTTATCTCCATCGGCATCATATAGACCCTCCCAAAAAGCATTTCTTATATCATTTGAACCATTTAATATTTCAGAAGGAATAATTTTCATATTTTTATAGTATAATTTATTTCTATAATATTTAATAAAATCTACCTTTTTTCCATAATCTTTATTTACATTAAAGCAGATTTTTTTGACTCCGGAACTTTCTAATGTATCATATATTTTCCAATCAAAATTAGGATATACTTTTTTACATAATTCATAATATTTATTTAATAAATTAGTATCTGAGTTATTTAAAGCCCATGTAGATTTTTTTCCAGATAAACAGCTATAGCTTCCACAACTTCCATCCCCAAAGAAGAATCCCATAATTTTAGCTTCTTCAGATATTATTATCGAATCTTCACTTGAATAATTATTTACTTCCATTGTTTTATGTAATAATTCTGTTCCAATTTCAACATTTTTTGGTGAAATTTCTTTACCTGTTTTCATAACTAAAGAATGATCTTCTGTTACATCAACCATTCCACTGTGTGTTAATATTCTTACCATTTTTTTTTCAGGATTCAACTTATGTCTAATTACCCGATGACATTTTGTCCAACCATTTTCAGTCCAACTTTCAATATTATTCAGTTCACAAAATTCCTTTGGGTGATTATCTTTAAAATTTTCCTTACTATAATTATTATCATTTACCCAACCTTTAGCATTACCATATTTTTCAGCTAATTCTTCTACTGTGCAAATTACAATTTCTTTTTTATTATATCTTACATTAATTGGTGTATATTTAGCTACACTATCACCATAAATATATTCAGCATTTGTTCTTACCTTACCATATTTTTTTGTATCAACAATTCTATTTTCATATGATTTTTCTATAATTTTTTTTCCATATATTAATAATTTTCTACCAATTGCGGTAGTAGAAGCAGCAACATCTTTATCATAAAATGCACTTGTTTTTGCTCCCGTTTGACCATATAAACTATTTGCTACAATTTTAATAGATAATTGTCTATTATCTAAAACGTTTTTCATAAAAGGATCTTCTTCTTTTGCTGCCAATTTTTTAGTAGATTTTCTCGCAGCTAATAATTCCTCCAAAATAGATGGCATAATAGCTTTTGAACCGTCTTTAAATTGAGCATAACGACATATTTTATAACCAACACATACTTTTTGCGCCGCTCCTTTAGGTGTCTTTCTAATCCATTTATATGTATCATATTTAACATCTACATAATCAAATTCATCTAAATTATCATAAATATAATTGTCATTTTCATCCTTTACACCTGTTTCTAATACTAAATTATTTTCTAAATCATATTCTTTAGTCCAAACTTTACTATCATGTGATAAATTTTCACTAATAATACTGGATGGATATAAAGAACTATAATCTACACAAGCAACTGGTTTTTTTAAATATAAGTTACATTTTGGTGGTAAAACAATAGCACCTTCATAACCACCATCATCCATTACTTTATCAATAACTGGCATTAATGTCTTCTTTTCTCTACATTTTTTAGCAACATAACTAAGTCCTTTAATTCCTTGTCCTCTATAAACTAGGAAACTAATTGGAACAGTAGTTAATTTTGCCATTTCAATATATCCAGTCATAATATCTGTTTTTTTAAGTAGATCATCTACTAATTTACAATCCTTAATACAATATTTGGCAACAATTTTTCTTCCTTCGGGCCCTTCATGAGTTAATCTAAAAATATCTTGTGGTGTTACATCGTCCTTGCCAAGACACCATTTAACAATTAATTTCATATCTGGTGTCACAATACTTTTAATTTCAAAATAACATTCTTTATAATCAATATTAATTATTTCATATTTTTTTCCTCCATTGTATTTATTTGTTGAATGACCAATTTCTTCAAAAACAATATAATCGTTTTTATATAATCCAGTAAAATTTTTACTATAAATTCTTGAAATACTATTTTCTTCGTCATATTCAATTTTATTTACTTTATCACTGATAAAATGTCCAGAAACATAATCTAATTTATATGATGTTAATTGATATTCTCTTCTAAAAACATTGAGTAAATCAATTTGTAATCGTCCAATTGTATTAATAAATTTAATATCATATTGACCACTTGCTATAAACAAACTATTTCTTTCAATATCTTCTTTTCCTGTTCTCCAATCTTTATTTAAACACACGTGATTTTTCAATCTTGATAATTGTAAAAATCTATTAACACAATTTAATTCAATCGCTCTTTTATACATAAATTCTTCATCCCAACCATGAATGTTATAGCCAATAATAATATCTGGATTTTCTTTTTCCATTAGTTTTGTCCATTCAAGTAGTGCTTCTTTTTCATTTTCAACACATACAATTTCACAACCTTCAACTTCATTACAGTCTCCTACTACAATACAATGGTTTAAATATGGTTCATCTTCTCCATAATTTCTTATAGTTGATCCAATAAATGTAACCTTATCTCCTTCTATTTCAGGAAATATTAATGATAATGATTTTGTTAATTCATGTATTTTAATATTTTTATCACAAGTATCTTTTAATACATCATTAATAGTCGCTTCTTTATTTGTATATTTTTTTGTTGATACATATTTTTTTGTAAATTTTTCTTCACAATTATCTTCTTTTTTTCCTTCTTCAGAAATATCATTTTCATCATCTTCATTTTCATCATTATCATCGTTATCTTCTAATTCATTTTTTAATGTTTCATCTACAAAAGTATGATTTGCTGGTTTAATTTTTATCCAAGTATCAAATAACTTGTCTACTTCTTCTTCGGTTATCTTCTCTTTTAAATATACTTTATTAATATCTTTTTCATTTCCAAATTCAAATGCTGTTTTAATACATGATTTTAAAAATTTATCACTAATATCTTGTATATTATCTAATTTAATTTTATCAATAATATCAACAGCCAATTTCTTATAATTCTTAATTGGTAATGGAAAATCTCCATGGCTACTGCTAGCCTCAATATCAAAACTCATGATTTTATATGGAACCATTGTTTCACGATTTGGAAGGGCAATTATATTTTTATAATGAATTGTAAATTCATGATGGCAACTTGTTGTTTGTTCTTTATGCTTTGTATATTTTCCCTTTAATAAAGCAATCCACCCTGATGGACTTATTTCTTTAATATGAAATAAACGAAGTAACGGTGGTATTTGTGCTTCGTAAATTTCAATTTTGGAATCTTTATATGGCATACCACCATCTATTAATTTTTTTGAATAAGTTGTTTTGTTATATTCATACCATAAATTTTTAGCTTTTGTCATAGCAATTGTATTATTAAATTTTAATTGAATAAATTTATGATGTTTTTTAGCATCAAAACCATATAATTTATGACGATTAACAATTTTACCTGATACTAATGAGTTCGCAAAATATTTTCCCATTTTATTTTTAATAAATGACAAAAATTCATTTTTATCTTGTTGAGTCCAGTCATCATCTACTTTTACATAAAAGTATGGTTGAAATCCTTTAACATATATACAAGCTGTGTGACCATATTCGTCTATTCCAAACATTTTTACTAGAAATTCTTTCGTATCTGTATATGTATCTTCTTCTTCTATACTAAGTATCGTATCACATATTTCAAATTCAAACAGTTTAAATTGCCATTGCATAATTTATTAGTTTATATATTTTTATATCATAATATTTAATTCAATTTTTCAGCATAAAATAAATAATTTTATTGGAATATTATATATGTTAGATAAATTATTATCAAATACTTATTTTCTTATTTTTGTATTGCTTATAAGTGCTTCATTAGGCTGGTTATTTGATTTAAAAAATAAACATTATACAAAAATAATAAATCCTACTTCTGTATTAGCATTAGATACCATTATTGGGTTTGTATTTTTTATATTAATTTATTTTATCACTAATAAAAATAAATATATTATAAGTGATATTAGTAAATTAAATTATAAGGATATATCTTATTTTTTCATATTAGCTATTCTTTCTACATTAGTTTCTTTTATATGGATTGAATTTTTAAGAATACATAATCTAAAAAAAATTAGAAGTTTTGATTATTTAATTGATATAATGGTAACAGTAGTAGCATTTTCCTTTATTATGAAAGGAGATTTTACATGGAAAAAAATTATTGGATTGCCATTAATGGTTATTGGATTGTATTTAATTAATACATAATTATTTTCTTGATTTTCTTACTTTTCTTACTTTTCTTGATTTTCTTGATTTTCTTGATTTTCTTACTTTTCTTGATTTTTTTACTTTTCTTGATTTTCTTACTTTTCTTGATTTTTTTACTTTTCTTGATTTTTTTCCACCACTCATTTTATTATCTAATTTTAGTTGCTTCATACAAAAATCTAACATTGCATCAGCATTATGTTCACCTTCATAATCTTTTATATTGCCATTATTAAGAAATCTAATAGTAGGATATCCTACTACATTTTTTAAATAATCTGATTCTAATTTTGGCATTGCTGTCTCATCTATTTTCATAATATTAGCATCAATCTTTTCTTCTTTAATTTTATCATGTAATCTTTTTAATTCTGGTATTAATTTTTTACAATGACCACACCATTCAGCTTTTACAATTATAAAAGTTGGTTTTTCATCAACTTTTAAGTCAAATAATTTGGGATTATCATTATCCACATTCAATATACTCATATATATTATATATTAATATATTGTTTATCAAAAATTATATAATTTTATATATATATATGTCAAAATTAACTATTATAACTACTATTTTCATTTTAGGTTTAATTTTTATGATAATTAATAAACCAAAATCTATTTTTGAATCTTTTACCAATAAACGCAAATATAGATGTCCTAATATTCTTATACAAAAAGATAAACATATATTTTTATATAATTCAGAATTAGCACATGTCCCTGGAGTAAATCCTATTATGTTTGATAACTTAAATGAATATGTTGAATTTACTAAATGGCAAAGAAGTCAAGGTATAAGATGCCCAGCATTATTTTTACAACATTCATATAATGCTCAGGGAAGATCTGTATATAAAGCTAGACCCTCACCAACAGAATTACAGGGTGGTCTTGAAGAAGGTAGAGTAACTGAAAATAGAACTTTAGCACCTCAAACACTTCTTTTAAATGCTACTAGAAATAATCCACCTTATAATAATGTTCAATATCCTGGATATGATCCTGATAACCAATATATAGGTTTATCTACACCTTTAGATAAAATAACAAATGAAGGAGAAGGAATTAGTCCAAATCCAATGGATACTAACTGGGGTGGTGATAAATATACAAATCAGTTAATAAAACAAGGATATTATAAAGATAATGAAGTAAAACTTTGGGTTGGTTAAATTTATTTAATGTTTATCAACATGTTTCATTGTATTTTTTAAAGATGTTTTTAAGTTTTGTAATAAATTTATTTCTTCTAAATATTTTTTAGCTTCTTTATCATCTTTATTTGCTAAAGCATTTCCATATAAAATTGTCAATTGTAATATTTTGAGTTCTGTATTAGTATCTATTTCTATAATACTATCTTCATATTGTGTTTTATATTTTTTTATTAATAAACTGTCAGATAATCTATCATTATTTTCTTTTAAATGTTTATCTAAATTTGAAAATAAATCATCTTGAATATTTAAAGGTTTTTTTTGATTTGTTAAACCTTCTATAATATTATTTTGTGTATTTAAAACACAGCTTACAATATAAATAAAAAATAATGTTACTGTAAATATACCAAGATATCTGTATATTTCTTCTTCTTTTAACATTTATATATAAATTATAATATTTTTATATATATATAAATTCAAAATAAAATAAAAAAACCAAAAACACATGTAAACGGATAAAAGTTAGAAAAAATGCAGATGGAAGTCTCAATGAACAAGATATGGAACATAATAGAAAATGTGAACAAAAAAATATGCTCAAAGATAATCTTTGGATGAAAGATATATTAAATATAAAAAAGCCAAAGGGCTATAATAAAAGTTTAAAACTTCTAGTTAAAAAAAGAATTAAGACATTAAAAAATAAAAAGACTAAAAAAATAAAAAAGACTAAAGTAAAAAAATAAAATACATATTATAATAAATATAATTTAATATTTTCAATTGTGTTTTTTCCTATTTTTCTCTCGCTATTTTTATTTTTAACTTTTAAATTTTCTAAACATTCACTATCTTCTCTCAAATTTTTTATTAAATTTTCAATATTTTTATATTCATTTAATATACATTTTGCTGTATTTATACTGACATTCGGTATTTGAGATAACATAATTTCACTAATATTTTCTTTTGTAATATGAGATTTTTTTGATGTTTTTATGTGAGAAACATAGTCATTATTATCTTCATTTTTTTTACTTTCATTACTTTCATTAGTTTCAATAATTTCCTGTTGTATTGTATTATTTATTAGATTTATATTCTGATAAAATGGTTTAATTGATTTATCTTTTACTATTTTTTGAAAAAAATATATTATAAATTCAGCAGTCTCTACAACTCCTGATGTATGTAAGAGAGAGAAACCTTTTGAATAACTTAATGAAAACATCGCAGAATAAACTGTCTTTTGGATTGTTTTATTATATTGTTTTCTACTATTTAATAGCGAACCTTCTATTAAGTAAAAAATATTATGATTATGTAAAGGATATTCTTGTAATCTAAATGATTGTTCACTATATCGACCATCTTTTATACTAGAAATTAAATCAGAAATACTTTTTCTCTCAAAAATTAAGACTATATTATCATGTTCATCTAGAAAAATAATATCTCCTATTTCTAAATTTTTAAATTCAATATTTTCTATTTTATCTTGTATCAAAGTTTTTAATTCTTTTGGCTCTCTATTATCTATAACTAATTTCATTATAATTAATGAAATTAATTTTTTAAATTATATAATAAATATAATAAAATTACATATTACATATTACATTCATAGTTTTGCATATAGTAATACATTAAATAAGCTGATATACCAGATACAAGAGCATAATCAACTAAGTGAGGTAAAGTTTTTAAAGTTGAAACTGTGCTATTAATTAGTGCCATGTTAGTTGCATTTACAACTTTTGAATTATTTTTTAAATCCTTAACAAAGTCTTTAAGAGGAGTCTCTTCTTTCTTTTTCTTCAACAATCCCGCCGCCATCTTATATACTAATGGTATACTTTTTTTTTTACAAAAAGTTTTATTACGATAATAATATTTAAAAATATTTAAATACATATATATTTATTATATATTAATGGATCTTGAAGAAAAAATTAATGATGAAGATATTTCTCGTATTAATGGAGAATTAGTGTTTAATCCATATAATGATAAAAATATTGAGATTACATTGAATGATATTCAATCTATTCTCAAAAAATATGGAGTTAATTATACAATTCATAATATTGAATTATATAAAAGAGCATTTATTCATAAATCTTATTGTAAAAGACCAATGTTAGAAAATAAAGCTTCTGATATAACTATTGTCGATAAACCATATGATTGTTTACCTTTAAAAACAAAATCAAATGAGCGATTAGAATTTATTGGTGATGGTATTTTAGAATGTATTACAAAATATTACTTATATCGACGTTTTCCAAAAGCAGAAGAAGGTTTTATGACAGAAAAAAAAATTGCTCTTGTTAAAAATGAACATATTGGTAAATTAGCATATGAATTAAGATTACATAAATGGTATATTATTTCAAAACACGCCGAGGAAAAGAATACTAGAACTAATATGAAAAAATTAGGTTGTTTATTTGAGGCATTTCTTGGTGCTTTATTTTTAGATGTAAATAAAATAACAATTAAAGATGAAGATAAATGGTTTGAAAATCTATTTGTAACAGGACCGGGATTTCAAATGGCACAAATCTTTGTTGAAAAAATTTTTGAACAACATGTAGATTGGACAAAATTAATTAATACAGATGATAACTATAAAAATCAATTACAAGTTATTATTCAAAAAGAATTTAAAATTACACCTGAATATCTTGAAATTTCTCATGATCAAGAAAATGGTTATGAGATGGGTGTATATATTTGTATTGGGCAATCAATTCATAATATTGATATAGCCAGTGCTATTGATTTTAATAATTTTAATAATTTTCCAAATATTCATAAATATTTGGAGGATAATGAAAAAGTATTAGTATTTTTAGGAAAAGGATTACACAAAATTAAGAAAAAGGCTGAACAAATTGCTTGTGATGAAGCTATTAAAAAAATTATGTAAAAAATATTATAAAAGAAATATAATATTATTTATCTTCTTTTATTTTAATAAAAGGTTTGGGGCTATGACTTTCATGTATTTCATATTTTTTAATATTTTTATAATATTCTCCTAAATTATCGGTAATTTTATAATTACCTTGTGAAAAAGCAATTACATCTCTTGAGTTTTGCGAAACCATAAAATTATACAAATGACTATCTAAATTAATTTTATTCTTTTTAACTATTTGGGTAGACATTCTTCTTAAAAAATTCATAATTATATAATATTTAATTATATATAACTTTAAATATTATTTATAATTATTTTAGTCACAACCACTTTATATATTAAATAAATTAAAAATATAATAATAATATTAATAATTAATATATGTCTAAGGAATTATTAGAAAAATTAAAAGTAAAACCTATTCCTGAAAAAATACCAATAATAAATGTAGCTCTTAAAAAACCAGCTGAAAAACAAGATATTCAATTAAAAACAAAAGTAGTAGACAAACGAGAAAGTGCTAAATTAGATAGAGCGTTCATTTTAAATAAATTAAAAGATAAAGGTGAAATACAAACTATTAAACCTTTAGAAAAGAAAGAAGAATCTAAAAAAGAAATTGCTGAAAAAAAAGCACCAATTGAACCCCAACTAGTTATTATAAAAAAGAAAAAAATTAAAAAACTTAAATTAGAAACCGATATTCCAGAAATAAAAGAAACTAAAGAGAGAAAAACTGTTATACCAACTGAGACTATTATTGAAGGTAAAGAAAGTTTATTAGAAATAGATGATATTAAAACTCGTTTGCCTGAAAAAGAGAAAAAGGTTTTAATAAGAGCTTCTTCATATTATATGAATAATAGAGAATTATTTATTAACTTTATATCATCATTATTTGAACCTTATAAAGAAGAAATATCTAAAGATAAAGGAGTTATTTCTTGTGACTCAAAAAACGCAGAATTCTCTCTATTAACACATCAAAAAATAGTTAGGGATTATATTAATTTATATACACCATATAGAGGTGTGTTATTGTTTCATGGTCTTGGTTCTGGAAAAACATGCTCTTCAATTGCTATAGCAGAAGGCATAAAAACAGAAAATCAAATAGTTGTTATGACCCCTGCTTCATTAAGAGTTAACTATATTGAAGAATTAAAGAAATGTGGTGATAAAATTTATAAAAAAAATCAATTTTGGGAATTTATTGATGTAAATAAATATCCTGAATTAGTAGAACCATTATCACAAGCATTATCTATACCTATTGAATATATTAAAAAACAAGGGGGTGCTTGGTTAGTTAATATTAAAAAACCAGCCAATTATGAATCTTTATCAACAACTGAAAAATTAAGTTTAGATTATCAAATTAATGAAATGATTAGAATTAAATATAGATTTATTAATTATAATGGTCTTAGAAAAAGTCATCTTGATCAATTAACTCAGGGTGGAACAATTAATCCATTTTCTAATAAAACTGTTATTGTTGATGAAGCACATAACTTTGTATCAAGAATTGTTAATAAAATGAGATCACCTTCATCGCTATCTATACAATTATATAATTTTTTAATGACTGCTGATAATTGTAGAATTGTTCTTTTAACAGGAACTCCTATCATTAACTATCCAAATGAAATTGCTATATTATTTAATATTTTAAGAGGTAAAATTAAAACATGGTATATTAAACTCTCTATCAATGATAAAAGAAAAATATCACAAGAAACCATTATTGATATGTTTAAATCTAATTTTGTTTTAAAAAATATAGTAGATTATGTTAATTATAAACCTACTTCTACTACATTAGAAATAACTCGCAATCCATTTGGTTTTTTAAATGATTATGATCCAGATGATAAAAAGTATCAGGGTGTAAAAGTAGATGAAAATGGTAATATTGATGATGAAACTTTATTAAAAGAATTAGTAAATACATTGAAGGAAAATAACATTACTGTTATATCTAATTCTACTCGAGTAGAGTTGTATGATGCATTACCAGATAAATTAGATGATTTTGCTAAATATTTTATTGCTGAAGATAATAAAGTTAAAAATATGAATTTATTTAAGAGACGTATATTAGGTCTTACATCATATTTTCCTGATATAGATGCTCTTTTACCTGAATATAAAAAAAGTAGCGATTTCATAGTTAAAAAAATACCTATGAGTGATTTTCAATTTGGAGTTTATGAAGAAGCGCGCGTTCAAGAACGTAAATTGGAACAAAGTAATGCTAAAAAACGAAAACAAGGTCAGGGCAAGGAAAATATTTATGAAGATGCCGTATCAACATATCGTATTTTTTCAAGAGCATTTTGTAATTTTGTTTTCCCAAAACCAAATATAACTCGTCCTCTTCCAAGAGATGGACAAGATTTATCTACTACTATATTACAAGATGTTGCTAATGAAAATTTAATAGATGCTCATACTCCTAACCCTGATGAATTTAATGCTGAAATAGAAAATGTTGAAAATGTAGAAGAAAATGATGGAAAATTAGTGGAAAAAGATAAAGATGATGAAACTGGAATGAAATATGAAGACAGAATTCTAAATGCATTACAAAAATTAGAAGAAAATGCTGATAAATATTTAACACCAGATGCTTTAGAAATTTATAGTCCAAAGTTTTTAAATATATTAGAAAATTTACAAGATGATAAATTAAAAGGGTTACATTTAATATATAGTCAATTTAGAACATTAGAAGGTATAGGAATTTTATCCCTAATATTGAAAGCTAATGGTTTTGCTGAATTTAAAATAATTAAGACAGATAAATGGATAATTGATATTGATCCTGTCGATTATGGAAAACCAAAATTTGTTTTATATACTGGAACTGAAACAGCTGAAGAAAAAGAATATATTAGAAATATATTTAATAGTAACTGGCAAAATATACCTAACTCATTGAGAGAAGAACTAGAAAAAATATCATCCAATAACTATTATGGTGAAATTATTAAAACTATTATGATTACTGCTTCAGGGGCAGAGGGAATTTCTCTAGAAAATGTTAGATATGTTCATATTACAGAACCTTATTGGCATCCTGTTAGAACACAACAAGTAATTGGTAGAGCGCGCCGCATTTGTAGTCATAAAAATTTAGAAAAAGAATTACAAACTGTAAAAGTTTTTATGTATTTAATGACATTTTCACAGGAACAATTAGATAGTGACCGTTCTATTGAATTACGATTAAAAGATAAAAGTAAGAAGGATGGTGTAACACCATTAACTAGTGACGAAGCGTTATATGAAATATCAAATATTAAAGAAGAAATTAATAGAGAATTATTAGTTGCTATTAAAGAATCATCGATTGATTGTTCTATTCATACATCTGGTGAAAATAAAGAAGGATTACAATGTTTCACATTTACAAGTGGTGACCCCGATAAATTTGCATTTACTCCATCTATTAATGATGAAGAAAATGATTCTATTGGTGATGTAAATAAACAAGAAATTAAATGGAAAGCGGTTAAAGTTACTATTGAAGGAATCGCATATGCTCTTAATAAAGAAACAGGAGAAGTCTATGATTTAGATAGTTATAAACGTAAAAATCCTATATTAGTAGGACATTTAGAAATAGAAAAAGGTAAATATAAATTCAAACGTATATAAATATAATAATTTTCTAGAAATATTATATTTATAATATTGGTATTACTTTTGATAAAAATTTCTTAGTTCTTCTTTTTAAAAATTTACCCCGTCTGTAACATTTTTTAGTATTTAATCTTTTTTTCATTAAAATTTCTTTTTCATCAATATTAAATTTCTTTAAATTAGAAAACCGCAAACCATATATATATAAATTATTTATACTATGTAATCGTTTTTTCAAACAATTATCTACTTGTCCTACTTTTGTTCTTATTTTAATTCCTTCTGGAAATACTATTTTAATAGCACCAATTCTACCAACTCCAGATAAAGTAACATATTTATCTTTTTCTATTTCAGCAACAACTTCTGAATTAATAGATTTAAATGGGCTATTTTTGAAAAATTTTGATAATAAATCTACATATCCACTTTTCTTTTCCATTTCCTTAATTTCTTTTTTATTTTTTCTTAAAAAGTCAACGCGTTTTTTTAATTTTTCTAATGCAGGACCTCTGTCTATTGAGTGTAATAAATTTACATCTTTACTATTTACTGTTTCTATTTTTGAAGAAGAATGATTTTTTATATAATTACTAGCTTCTCCTGTTGTTCTTATCATTAATAATGTTAATGGTTCTAAATTTCTTGATATTTCGGGAACTTTTTCAAACCAATATCCTAATTTACTAACATTTCCAGCTTTTTTTGTTCTATTTTTTAATGACATATATATTATATTAAGTAAAAAATAATTTTTTCATTATTTTATTTTGATTTCTTAATATACTTTCTTGATTATTTAAAACTTTTTGTAATAAATCCATAATATTATTATTTGTATATACTATTCTGGAATTATATCTATCATTTTCATATTCTTCATCTTCATTGAAAGAAACTACTTTATTACTACCATTTTCATTACTTTTTGATAAATTTTTGAAAAAATCATTTGTAAGTTTTTTTACTGGTTTATTTTCTTCGTTATTTGTATTAATTTCATTACTTATCATTATATTTATATTATCTTTATCTCTACTAATTTCTTTAATATTATTATCTTCACCTATTTTTTTATTATTATTATCATCATTATTATTAGTTTCTTTTTTTTCTGGAGGAGGCGGAATAATATTATTTATTTCTATTTCTCTCTCCGCAATCATTTTATTTAACATCGAATTTATACTACTTTCTTTTAATGGTTCGTCTATTTTTTCTGTAAAATCTATTTCGGTTGGTGATGGTCGTTTTATTAATTCAATAAATTCTTTCTCTTTTTCTTTTAAATCTTTATCCATTTTTATTTGAACTTCTTCTAATGGTCTTGTTACATGTCTAGAATTTTCTTTATATTGCTCTAAATATTTAACTATTTCTGTTAAAAGTAATTTATTTTTATTAGTTAAGTCTAACTCTCTTTTGGTATTAATAACATTTACAATTTTATCAAAATCGCTTTTTATATTATTAATATAATTGTTACTTATATTATTAAATGCTCCTTGTTCATATAATAATTGCCACATCATTCCTTTATTCTCATTACTTGAAAAATCAGTCATATAAATATATTAAAAAGCTTATAATATATTTATATTTATTACTAATTAAAATATATTTTTCTTAATTCTTCTACATCTTTATCTGGTATTCTTTTACTATTAAATTCTCTTGGAGATTTATTTGTTGTTATCATTTGATTTAAAAAATATAAAGAATACATTCCACATTCAGTATTTGAATATTGGTGTTCTTTTCTATTAAAATATGTAGTAAAATCTATATTTATTTCTGTTCCTTGTTTTTCAATTCTCTCTATTAAAGACATTATTTCTCTCGGCACTTTATCACCATTACTATCAAAATAAAATATAAATTTTCTTTTAATATCAATAAATAAACTTATCCAATGTGAACCAGATTTATTATGTGGATCAGTATTAAAAATAATACCTATTTTATTTTTTCCATCTTTTAATTGTTTTATTATATTTAAATTACATAACTCATTCCAAACGCACTCTCCAAACATTAATTTTTTATCAAAATCAATAGGAGATGGACCTATAAATATAAAATTTGGATAATCAACTTCATATTGTTTCATTACCTTCTCTATATCATTACTTGTTAACCATTCATTTGGATTCTCCTTCCAACTTTTTGGAGCATATGGAGCATGAGTATTGTTTAATATTTCACCATCTAAATTATTTTCCATAAATTTTTGCTTTATCCAACATCTTTCTGTAGAACAGACTTCTTTTAAATTATTTTTTAATTGTTTCCAGATTTCTCTAGTGTCATTTGTATGTATTTCTTTATCTGGATGACGCTTATTCCACATTTTTTTAATTTTCTCTAATGAATTTTTACTATAACAAGTGAAATGTTTTTCTTTGTTAGCACTACAATTTAATTTTCTAAATTTTTTTTTTGTCTTAATTTTATTCTTTCTTTTCCTAATTGCTTTCTTAATTGTTTTATTATTTCTAACAGTTTGTCCCATTTATATATTATCTATATTTTTCTTTTTTACACCTTTATATCTAAGATGTGGTTCTTGTAAATTAGCTTCTCTTTTATTTGGTAATATTTCTCTCTTAGTTACATTTTTAACTTTTACAAAATTATCTAGACTTATTGTTTTTTTTTCTTCTTTTAATAAAATATTATCAATATCATAATTACTATTTGATTTATTATTACTTACATTATTAGATATATCATAATTATCTATTACATTATATTCTTCATAATCTTCTTGTAAAATATCCTTTGTATCATTAAATTTATAATCTTCTATTAAGTTTTTTATAAAATTTATACAAGCTAATTTTGTTTTATCATTTGTGCTAATTTCAAATGTTTCACTGTTTATATCTTTACATATATCTTTTACATATTGACCTATTCTTTTTTTATAAAATTTAACATCATCATTGAAATCTTTACTCAAAATAGTATTATTTTTAATTATTTGATTTTGTAAATTTGGATTTAATAAATATTGTATTGTTACATTTTCTATGTATTTTTCAGAACTCATAATATTTATTATTAATTTTAATTATTATTTATAACTATTAAAATAATAATTACATATTTTTCAGTTGTTGTCTAGTATGATTATAAAAATTATTCCTTCCTAATTTCCCTAAATCTCCTAATTCTGTATTATTAAATTTACTTTGTTCAAATAAATATGGAAATGGTTGTATCTCATTTTGTTTTTCAATAGGTTGTCTATTATATAAATCACTTGATGAAGATGGAATATATTGACTGGATGTTGAATTTGATCTTGGATATATTTGATTTCTTAATACACTTTCGCTATTTACATTTGATGCAAATTCACTCCATTTTGTTTTATAACCCATTTTAATTGCTTCATTTTCTATTGGTTTTGTTATTGGATATTTTTCATATTTTGTGCTTTGTGAACGTTGTTCAAATACAGGATTAAAATATGTTAATGGTCTATTTCTATCAAATATTCTTTCATTGAGTTCTTCAGTTCTCTCTAAATTACATAAATAATTTGTTCTTCTTTCACTCATATATATTTTATACTATTATAATAAATCGTCTTAAAGATATAATTTTGTTAATATATTAATACATATGTGTGGAATATTTGGATTTTTAAATAATTCGCTAACACCAGCAAATGTTATTACTAGCAAAATTATTGAAGATAGTTTTAATAAAGGTAAACATCGAGGCCCAGATAATTCATCAACTACAAAATTAAATAATCTTATTTTTGGATTTCATCGTCTAGCAATTAATGGATTAGATACTATTTCTAATCAACCAATTGTTATTGATAACATATATCTAATTTGTAATGGAGAGATTTATAATTATAAAAAAATATATGAAGAATTAAATATTATTCCACAAAGTAATTCAGACTGTGAAGCTATTATTCATCTGTATAAATTATTTGGTATAGAAACATTATTAAATATGTTAGATGGTGTTTTTTCATTTATTCTATATGATGAAAAACAAAAAAAAATATTTGTTGCTAGAGATGCTTTTGGTGTCCGCCCTCTTTATATTCTAGGAAATACAGATGAAATAACTAAAGGTTACAATACAGGTTGGTTAAATGCTCATATTATTGGTTTTTCATCAGAATTAAAACAATTAAGTGATATTTATCACTATATTAATAATGTTACTGAAATTGTTACACTAAATCAATTTACACCAGGAACATACATGGATTTTTCATTATCTAATAATAATAAATGGTATCTTTCTCAACATAAACGTTTTTTCAATTATCCTCTAAATAATTTATCATATAAAATTACAGAAGAAGCTATTACACAAATGATAAGTAATTTTTTTACAGATGCTGTAAAAAAACGTATTGAAACTACAGAACGTCCTATTGCTTGTCTATTATCAGGTGGTCTAGATAGTAGTATTGTAGCAGCTATTGTTTCTAAACATTACAATAAACAATTAGAAACATATAGTATTGGATTACCTGGTTCAGAAGATTTAAAATATGCTAAAATTGTATCTAATTATCTGGGAACAAAACATACTGAAATTGTTGTAACAGAAGAAGATTTCTTCAATGCTATCCCTGATGTAATTTATATGATAGAAAGTTATGATACAACAACTGTTAGAGCTAGTGTTGGTAATTATTTAGTAGCTAAATATATTGCTAAAAATAGTGAGGCTAAAGTTATTTTTAATGGAGATGGTAGTGATGAGCTAATGGGTGGTTATTTATATATGAATAAGGCTCCTAATCATCTAGAATTTGATAAAGAATGTAAGAGACTTTTAAGTGATATTTATTTATATGATGTTCTAAGAAGTGATCGTTCAATATCAACAAATGGATTAGAACCAAGAACACCTTTTCTTGATCGTAAATGGGTAGAGTTTTATCTAAATATTCCATCTCAGTTACGTTTCGAAAGTAACAAAAAACAAGAAAAATATTTACTTAGAAAAGCATTTGAAAATAGCAAATTACTACCAGATGAAATTTTATGGCGAAGAAAGGAAGCTTTTAGTGATGGAGTAAGTAGTTTACAAAAATCATGGTATGAAATTATTAATGATAAAGTAAATCTTATGAATATTCCTGTAAAAAATTATTATAATAATAATCCTAAAACAAATGAACAGCGATTTTATAGAGAATTATTTGAAAAATATTATAAAAATCTTAGCTATAATATTCCTTACTTTTGGATGCCAAAATATATTAATGCTACAGATGCTAGTGCTAGAACATTATCTATATATTAATTAATATATTATCATATATTATATATTATGTTTGAATATTTGATAAAATTTACAGAACAAAAATGGCATCAAAAACTATATTATTTATTAAGTTATTTAAGTATTATATTATATCTAATAGCATTTATTGGTTTGTCTTTCAATGCTCCAAAATATTTATTACTTTTACAAGAAATAATGAAAATATATATATCTATTATTCTTATTTTAAGATTCAATCCATATTATAAAATAGAATTTAATAAAAATAATTATGAATTTGATAGAAAATTAGCATTTAGTTCTGGAGTATTCTTATTATTAACAACTGGGATTACTACATATATACGGAGCTTTTTAGATAAAATAAATATTATTAAAATTTAAAATAAATTTTTAATTTAAAATAATATCAAAAATTGAATTAATTTTATTTTTTATAATTAATATAAAATTAATTACTTATTATGATTGCGCTCTTGAGAAATATCTTTGATTCTTTATATTATAAAATTCGCAGTGATTATGAAATTCGAGTTATTGAGAGAATTAATTCAAATGAAACCTTTGTTATTTATTTATCAGATGATGAAATAGAATAATTATTATTCTAACTTATTTAATTTCTTCATATCTCAATGTGTTAATGTCTCAATGTCTTATTTTTAATCATCTTTCTTTTATAAGTTTTTCTATTATTATCATTAAGAAAATTTTTTATATGAGAAAATAATTTTTTACTAACTATTTTATCTATTTTATATTCTTCTTCATCTTTGTTTACAACTTTATAATTATATTTTTTATATAAATTATTCATTTCTCCTATAAAATTTTCATCTATTAATCCATGTGAATTAACATAACGTTTAATCATCTCGTTGAAATCTATAGGATATAAATATGGTTCAACTTTAATATAAAAAACTTGATCATCTACCATTTGTTCATGATATTGATCATCTATAAAACAAATCTTGATATTTTTTGGTAGTTTTACACATCGAAATAAATCATTAACACTTTTATTATGTGATGTTCTATTTAGTTCAATCCGTTTTCCATCAACTTTAAATGCGGCTATTATTTTATCAAATAATTTATTATTTAATTTATATTCAAAATAGTTTTTTATATTTTCAACCCAAGATTTCTCTCCTTGATTATTAGTATATATCATTACCTTATAGCACTTCTTTTCTTCTTTTTTTATTGATATATATTTTAAAATAGATAACATATATGGTCTAATAAATTCTGGATACAAATCCAATATTTTAAAAAATTCTTTATTTTCTATTTTTTTATTATAATATTCTTCCAGACAATCTATAAATATTCCTAATTCTACAAAATAACCTAGTGTTTCATCTAAGTCAAAAATAATTACGCTGTTATTATTACGCATAATATAGTGTAAGAATTTTTTTTTTACAACATTTATAACTCATTATTTCATAATTTATTTTTTAAAATAAAACTGTAAGATATTATATTTTTTTCTTTTTATATATTATGAATCCTACATATGAAGATTATAAAACAATTTTAAAGTTTTATAAAATTAAAAATATTGAAAAATTATCTAAAAAAGAAATTAAAAAATATGCAGAGGATATATTAGCTGAAAAATTATGTAGTTGTATTAAAAAAGTTACTAAAAGTAATAAATTACCTGAACCATCAGCAATAGCAATATGTAAAGATTCAGTTGTAAGACGGAAAAAATTAAAAATAAATAGATTTACATGTAAAAATAAACCTAAACTTATTCCAAATAAAAAAACTAGAAAAAATATACAAAAGATTAAATAATATACAAAATAAATAATATTCTTAACTTAATTATTATTTATTTATCAATATATACTTTATCGCATACATTTTTAATAATTTTCTCTCTACATTCATTAATATCTGTACTACATTTTGTTATTAATCTTATATATTCATCTTTTAATCTATCATTATTCATATAATTTGGATTAGCATCAGTCCACTCTTTAATTGATTGTATTTGTTTATGTGATAATTTTCTTAATGCTAAATTTAATTCTTCATGTTCGTTATCTTTTTTCCATGATGAATTTGTGCTTCCTGGATCATCACTTTTTATATATAATGTTTCTCGTTTTTTATCTGTACAATGCAATGGTCTTTCATATAAAGATAATTTATTCATATTATCAATTATTAAATTAGTAATTCCTTCTCCTAATCCTTTATTTGATGTTGTTAACAAATTTTTGAGAGAAACTTCAATTGAATCTATAAATTTTTCTATTGAAATAGCATCTTTACACTGTTCGTTTAAAAATACATTTATATTAAATTTATTTTTAGTCATATTATTAGTTGTATTATTTATTGTATTTCCTATTTTAGGAAGTAATTCACCTATTTGTTTTTGCTGTTCAAAAATAATGTTTTTCATATCTTTATTATCATTTACTAAACTTAAAAGTAATTTTTTATAATCAACACTATTTTCATCTGTTATTAAAGAATCATTATTTGTATTATTTATTTTCTCTCCTTCTTCTTTTATTATATTATTATCTTCATCTATATTATTTGTTTTTTTTTCTATATAATTACATTTCTTTTTATGATTATACAGTGATGGTTTATGTTTATAAATTTTACCACAATCACACTGAAAAGGTTTGGGGATTTTTGGGGATTTATCATTAGTATCGTTAGTATTTTCATTATTTTTATGTTTAAGGGTTGTTAAATGTTTCATATAGTCTTTTTTATTACATGTATTATAGTTACAACATATACATTCGAAAAATTTGGGGATTTTTGGGGATTTTTCATTAGTCATTCGTTAGTATAAAATACTAATAAAAAATCCCTAAATTATTTTTAAAAATTATTAAAAAAAAAGTTCAGTAACACTTTTTATTTTTCATAAATTAAAATAAGAGCATTATGCTGTAAAGTCATTTTTTCGTTTTTTTTTGTCAATTCTCAAATCGAAAAATGAAAATTGGACATTTTTTTGTCCATTTTTGAAAAATGAAATTGAGAATTGAAAAAAAAGAAAATAATGCAATTTAGCTAGGAGGAGAGCATAAAATTTAAATAATATAATTTTTTATATAAAAACAGACCATATTATGTATTAAATATAAAATATATATTTAATATAAAATATATATTTAATAAAAATATAATTAATATATTTTAGTTTATAATATATTATAAATATAAGTAATATATTATTAATGATACATCCTACAATATATAGAATATGTGCTTCCTCTTGTGGTGCTTTATCTAGTATTCCTTTAGATGTTGTTCAAACTAAAATACTTTCAGGAGAGAAAAATATATTTAAAATAAGCGAATTATAATGGACATTTCTAATGACTTTTTTATTTACCATACAAAATAGTGTATATGAATTTACTAAGTTTATTCCAAATAAAACTATTCGTGGAACATTATCCGGTCTCTCTGCTTCGCCTTTTTATATATTAGTGGAAATCAAAAAAATGAAAAATAGATTAGGTATTGATCCTTTTTATAAAAAATTTATTTTTTGGTTAACATTTAGAGAGATAATTGTATATGTTACAATTTATAATTTATTTATGTTAAACATTCCTTATTCTAAATTATTAGCATCATTATTAGCTAATGGATTTGGATTTCCATTGAAAATAATTGCTTTTAAAAATGGTTATCCTACATTAAATTATTCTTATGATAAAATTAAAAAAACAGCTATTATTGAAATAATCAAATCTTCAATTGGGGATAGTATTACATTATATCTAATATATAACTTTCCTTTCTCTCCATTAAAAATATAATTTAATAATTACTTATAAATTTTTTACAAATAATTATTAATAATGAATGAAGAAGCTATGCAATTTTTAAATCATTCTCTCAATAATGATAATAATGAATCGATCAATAATTTGACATCTGAACTTATCAAAGAGAGAAAAGAAACTATTTTAAATGAACTTCCTATTACAAAGAAAGAATTGGGAAATTTAACTAAAAAATTAAAAGGTTATAGATATGTTGAAGAATTACAGGAATTACATATTGGATGTTATATTCGTTGGATTAAATTGAAAAATCCAGAAGATGAAATAAAATTAACAAATGGGGCATTATTATGTGATATAAAAATAGAAGATAACATATTATTACTATGTAAAAATAATATGAATCGTATATTTAATGTAAATATGTCAGAAAATTTAATTTTTCAAAAATTAACTGATCAAGAAAAAATTATTCTTTATGCTATTGATTGTTTAAGTAAATAATTACTTTAATTAATTTTATTTACATTAAGAATTCTATAATTTGTAGGAGACAATATTTCAAAAGCATATATATTATTATATTTATTATTAATCAAATCTTGATAACTATAACCAACCATGGATTTAGTATTAAATTTATTATTAGATAATAAATTACGATTACCAACGTCATTAAGATAATCAGTAATAACACCATATTTATTTGAATTGTTTAAAAACTTATATAGAAATATCAACTTATTAGGATTATTTAAAATTATATCTAAATAACTATTATTATTTGAAAAAATAATGACAAAAGAATTTTTAATATCTTTAATGTTAATTATTGTCCATTCATCGTTTGCTTGATTATAAGATAATATTATTTTATTTCTTGCTTCTCTATTACATATTACATTTTCATGTGGTTTTGGCATTAAACCTTTTGCTATGGCTTGTTCAATTGTTACAGCGTTAATATCACATCCATTACGAATTACATTCATTGGGAAACTTTGTTTTGATAAAGTAGTTGGTAAATTATTTTTGTATTTCATAAATGCTCCTTGTAAATATTGACTTTGAGATATTGCTCCTCTACCATTCAATGATTTGGCATATGGACCTCCTGAAGAAGCTGATACACCATGACCTACTATCATTTTCTTGCTTCCAACAAACCAAGAACATGGGAAACCTGAATTACATGAATATTTATGCCCTTCAAGAAGACCATTTTCTAAATAAAGAACATAATTACTTACAGTATCATTATTCGCATGTTTAGCCATTATATATTGTCCTTGTGTATGATGTTGTTGATATCCATTATCAATTGGTTGGACCCAATTAATAGGAGGAACTATAGGATTACCTGCTTCATCATATGTAATTCTGTCTTTGTTATAAGCACTATGTAATATTCCTATATATCTAGTTTCAATCATTCCCTTATTATTTTTAACAGATGTTTTTACAATTTCATCATCATTTTTAGTACAACATAATCCACTAAAATGTAATTCGCGTTCATATGTTCCTACTTTAGATCTTGGTAAATTTAATCTTCCTCTCCATCCTCCACCATGACCCATTGGTTCTGTACCTCTAAATGGTGTTCTTGCTTGGCGTCGCCCTAAATTAGTTGTTTTACCCATTGAAGGAACTCTTAATGTTCCATTTAAAGCAAAACCTATGTGTCCTTTGCCTGATATTGGGGCATTTCTAGGATTACCATTATTAGTTTTTCTTTTTAAAGTTGCTAATGACATTACTTATTATAATATAATGTTATAATAAATAATTAAAAAAATACTAGATTATTACATAAACCACTGCATCTTCCTGTATGTGGAATATCCATAGTTCCTGGTTTTAATTGAGCCCGACGTGCCAATGCTCTTCTTATACCTGGATTTGATGCTCTTCCACCACTTTGAACTCCGGCGCCTGGAGTATAAACATTAAATAAGTTAGTAGGTCTATTATATTGTAATGCCATTTGAGAAAGAGTTTTTCTAGAACCACCACCTACAATACCAATTTTGCCTGGATAAGACATATATATATTTATCTAAATAAAATAAATATATATTTAGAAAGCAGAGCCTCCGAAAATACTAAAACCTTCATTTGCTGCCATTGGTTCAAAATTACCGCCTCCAGGTGTAGCAGCATCAACTAAAGGTGTGTTTGGACCTTGAAACATTTTATTAAAATTTGGACCTTGATTTACAGCATTATTATGAACTTGATTTATATGTTGTGATTCAGTCATGCCATTCATTGCTTCGGGATTAATATTCATGCTCATTGTGGGTGGTCCAGATAAATTTACTTGATTTAATCTATCTGCTTGACTTGGTTGATGTTGACCATTTGAGATTGGTTGTTTTGTTTTATAGTCTTTTTTTCCTTTTGGTTCTTCCCGATTACCTTCCCACATATCAACTAATCTCTCTAAAAGAATATTGATTTTGCTTCCTAATTTAGTTTGCATTGTAAATAAAGCAATAAATAAAGGAATAATAAAGTTAATTTCATTGAATGTTGGGTAATTGGATTGAGAATATGTAGGTATAAATCTAATTATTCTATTGATGAACCAAATAGATAATAAGATTAAAGAAATAGTTCCAAAAACTTCAAAGAAAATTTCTAAAGTTCCTTTTGTTGGATCTTCTTCGGGAGTTATATAGTTAATAGATTTGAGAGATAAAATAACTAATGGGATTGCTAAAAAAGAATATTGAAAATAATTCATGATTGTATTTTTGTTGTCTTCTTCAAAATTAAATACATATGAAAAGAATCCTTCTTTTTTAGATATTTTATCATCATTTTCTTTAATACTTTCCATTATGTTTTATAAAAAGAAATTAAAAATATAAATAAAGATAATATAAATGCTAAAAATAGCGTTAGATTCGTTAAAGTATGGAGAAAGTAAAAAACCAGAAGATAAACATGATGAATATCAGTATATTAATTTAATTAAACATATATTAGATTATGGAACTATGATAGAAGGGCGTAATGGGAATGCTTTAACAATATATGGTTCCTCCATGCATTTTTCTCTTGAAAATAATACATGGCCAGTGCTTACATCAAAAAAAGTAGCTTGGAGAACATGTGCTAAAGAATTATTTTGGTTTTTTAAGGGTTCAACATCAAATAATGAACTTAGGGAACAAAATGTTCATATTTGGGATGGTAACGGAAGTCGAGAATTTTTAGATAGTAGAGGATTAAAAAATCTAGAAGAAAACGATTTAGGACCAGTATATGGTCATCAATGGAGATTTTTTAATGCTTCTTATGAAAATTGTAATACAGATTATAGTGGAAAAGGTGTTGACCAAATAAAATATATAATAGATTGTCTAAAAGATCCAAAAGAAAGATATTCGCGAAGATTAATTTTATCTGCTTGGAATCCACAGCAATTAGATGAAATGGCACTACCTCCATGTCATGTTTTAGCCCAATTTAATGTAATCGGTAATAAATTATCATGTTCTCTATATCAAAGAAGTGGTGATGTAGGTTTAGGAGTTCCTTTTAATATTGCTTCTTATAGTTTATTAACACATATAATTGGAAAACATTGTGATTTGGAACCTTATGAATTTATTTATCATTTAGGAAATTGCCATATTTATGATGATCATATTGAACCACTTAGAAATCAAGTAAATAATCAATTATATAGTTTTCCAAAAATTAATATTTTACAAAAATATGATGATATTAATAGTTATAGTATCAAAGATATTCAATTAGATAATTATCTATGTAATAATGTTATTAAAATGGAAATGCGAAAATAATCAAAAAATAACATATTTATCAAAAATATATGAGTAATTCAGCATCAATAGCAGCAGCTAAAAGAAGAAGAGGCGGATCTCAAAATCCACCAGTAGCAGCAAATTCATCTGCTTCATCTTCAAGAAATATTAATCGTGTTCAAAGTGAACCTACTTTAGAAAAAGGGGAGAGAACACAACAAAGAATTAGCCCTATTCAAATATTAGGAATGCATGAAAATAGATTAGAATTTCTAGAAAGACAACATAATAATATGGCTATGGCTTTAAATCAATACCCAAATCCAAATGAAGAAAAAATAGTAACATTAAAAGATTTAGAAGATTTTAGACAAGCTTTTCAAAAACTTTCTTCTAGTGAAAAGAAAGTTGAAGGAAGTTCTGTAAATGTTCAACAAATTAAGAAAGAAGTATCTGAAGAATTTACAAAAAGTCAATTGACTAATTTAGCAACTAAAAAAGACGTTGATTCATTAATCGGTTCAATGAGAAAAGAATTATTAAATGAAAATTTTAAAAACTTAGAAGATAAAATAAATTCTTTAAAAAATTCTAATAGTGAAGTATCTTCACCTACATCATCATCAAAAGAAATTCAAGAAGTTACAAAAACTTTAACAAAAAAAATAGAAGACTCTATTCCAAAAAATACTGTTACTTCAAAACAATTAGATGATGTTAAAACTGAATTAAATAAAAAAGTTGATGGAATACAAATACCTAAAGACTATATTACATCTAAAGAATTACTTGAATTTAAAAATGAATTAAATAAAAAAATTGATTCTTTACCAAAAGATACAGAAACTGTATCTACAAACAAACCTGTTCAAGAAGAAAAATTATCATTAACTGCCAAAGCTAGATTAGATACTTTAGAAAATAAAGTAAAAGCATTAGAGGCTATTATATTAAAACAATAAATTTTAATTAAAATTTTAATAAAAAATAAGTAATATACTTAAAATATTATTATATAATTTTTTTAATGAATATAATAATATTTGTATTAGTATTTTCAATTGTATTATTTATATATATACATATATATTATCATTTTAAGACCAATAATGATTTGGAAATTTTAGAAATAAATAATATTTCCAAAGAGAGATTAGAAGAAATATGTGATTTAAGACAACCATTAACAATGAAAATAGATAATAATATTTTCAAAGATTTTTTCATTCAAAATTTAATAAGAAATTACTCTGGTTTTGATATAAAAATACGAAATATTAAAAATATGGATGATAATACAGAATTGTTTCTACCTTTATCTTTAAATGATGCTAATAAGCTAATGATAGAGGATAAAGAAGGACAATATATATCAGAAAATAATAGTGATTTTTTAATTGAAACAAGTATGGCAAAAAATATTAGTGAAAATGATTCATTTTTTAGACCATATATGTTATCTAATATAGATTATGATTACATTTTTGGATCAAAAAATTCCTATACACCATTAAGATATAATTTAAATTATAGAAATTACTATTTAGTTTTGGAAGGTAAAATAAGAATAAAAATGACACCACCAAAAAATGAAAAATATCTATATTGTAATAAAGATTATGATAATTTTGAGTTTCGATCACCATTAAATGTTTGGAATATTCAAGATGAGTATAAAAGTGATTTTAACAAAATGAAATTTTTAGAAGTAGATTTAGAACGGGGCAATCTTATTTATATACCAGCATATTGGTGGTATAGTATTCAAATATTGGAAGAAAATACATCTATATTATCATTTAAGTATAGAACATATATGAATAATATTGCTATCTTACCTCAACTTATTTTAAAAATAATGCAAAAACAGAATATAAAACACAAAATTATTGATAATTAATAATAAAAATTGATATTATTATTTATATTATAATTATTTATAAAATAAATTATAATATAAATTAAATGAGCTATAAAATTCATATAGAAGATCGTAATTATAATACTTGGTCTTGGCATGAAATTGAAAATATGAAAGATGTCACACAAGAATTTAATTGTAACCCTATTGAAAAAAAATTATTCACGGGTGATATTGTTGATAATAATTGTACTTTGAAAGAATCTATTGTGAGAGAAGCGACAAATATACCTGGGATAATGATATATGGTAATAAAACATATGGTAGAAGTAATAAAGGAAAATTTTACTATAAATGTATACCAAATGACAAACGACTTCCGTCCTTTCTAGTAACTTATGAGCAAAAAGATGTAGGATTTAATAAAAAAATGGTGAATAAATTTGTATTATTTAGATTTCATAAATGGGAAGAGAAGCATCCTATTGGTGCTATAAATCAGATTGTAGGAGATATTAATGTATTGTCAAATTTTTATGAATATCAGTTATATTGTAAAAATTTATATGTTTCTCTATCGCTCTTCACAAAAGATACAATGCGCAAATTAAAACAACATAGCAACGAACTTTTTATTAAAACTATTTCAAGTAATAATAAAAGTATTGAAAATAGAATTGATAATTATAAAATTTTTACTATTGATCCAAATTCAACTGGTGATTTAGATGATGCTGTTAGTATTGATAATGAAAAAATTAGTATTTATATATCAAATGTTCCCATTTTGCTAGAACATTACAATTTATGGAATTCATTTACAAAAAGAATTTCAACTATTTATTTACCTGATCAAAAAAGACCAATGTTACCTTCTGTATTATCTGAAGTTTTATGTAGTCTCTTACAAAACGAATCTAGAATTACATTCTGTATAGATATTTATTATAAAGATGATAAGATTATTGATATAAAATATACAAATGCTCTTATTAAAGTCCATAAAAATTTTGTATATGATGAAGAAGAATTATTAAGATTTACAGATTATAATATTTTAAAAGATAAATTATTAGAATTATCAAAAGAATACAAATATATCAAATGTATTAATGATAGTCATGATGTCATTGCGTTTTTGATGATATTAATGAATCATGAGTGCGCTAAATATATGGTTGAAAAAAAAATAGGTATATATCGAAATTTAAAATTTAAGGATGTAGTTGATTCAAAAGTTCCAGATGATATACATGATTTTATTAAAATATGGCAGTGTTCATGTGGTTCTTATAATACATATGATGAAGATAATTGCCATGAACTTATTTATGGCGGTTTAAAAAAATATACACATATTACATCGCCAATTAGAAGATTGGTTGATTTATTAAATATGATAAAAATACAAGAATCGTTAGGATTTGTAAATTTATCAGAAGATATGAATAAATTTTACAATTATTGGATTGATAATTTAGAGTATATAAATACAACTATGAGAGCAATTAGAAAAATACAAATAGATTGTAATATATTGAATATGTGTGTTAATAATAAAACTATTATTGAAAAAGCATATACTGGTTATGTTTTTGATAAAGTAGATAGAGAGAATAAATATAGCCAATATAATGTTTATTTACCAGAATTAAAAATTATATCTCGGGTAAATATTAAAGAAAATTATGAAGACTATGAAAAAAAACAATTTAAAATATATTTAATAGAAGATGAGGCGACCCTTAAAAGAAAAATTCGTTTACAAATGGTTTGAATTTACCCAAAGAAATTTTCACCACTATATTTGATATAAAGAAAATCATCAATATTTTTATTTTTTTCATATAATTCTTGCATGCTAGTATTTGGATTGGGAATGCTATTATTAATAAAAAATATTATACTTTGTTTATCTGTTATTTTTAGACGCTTTCTTACAATATATATAAATTGATTAAAAAACATATCTTTTGGACATAAGTATTTATGTTTATATATTTCGTCTATATTTTTACAATTTTTATTTTTTTCTAAATAAATAAAAACCTTATCTGGATATTTTTCTTTTATATTTCCTACTTCATCTTTTCTCTCTTCTACACTTTTAGCAAAATGATTTTTTTTTATCATATTTATAAATAAATATATTTATTCTTTTATTATTAAATAAAAATAATAATAAACTATTACACAGTTTTAATATTTTTTGTATTAATAATATATATATGGCTTATTCGAAAACAGTTCGTAGACATAGAAAACGTGAAAAAAAAGGAGGAGTTGAAACTCGGGGACAAAAAAGACGGGTTGAAGAAGGACTTCCTCCTGTAGAAACTACTATGCGTGATGCTCCTACCAAAAAAGCAACTACAAAAAAAGCGCCAAAAGATCCAGAAACATTCGCTGAATCAAAACCAAAAACAAAAAAACCTACTACAAAAAAAGAGCGTAGAGAAGCAAGAGAAAAATTACCATCAGTAATTAAACAAAAACAAGCTGCTTTAGAAAAAAAAATAGCAAAAGAATCAAGAGCTAAAAGATTACATAAAAAAAGACGTGAAACTGCTATGAAAGGTTTCAAATTAAGAAGATTTAAAAAGGTTCAAGAATCTCGTAAAAAAAAACCCAAGCCACAATCTAAATTTCCAAAAACCTTCCGCGCAACAAAAAAAAGATTATCTCCAATAAAAGTATCCCCTAAATCATCATCTCCTCGTGAATATAAATCAAGTGCCGATAAAGAAATATTAGCTGGTCTTGAAAAAAGTTTACTTGGATTAAAAATAAGCAAGTAGATAAAAAATTTTTTTACATAATTTTCTTTATTATATAAAATTATGTAAAGCAAAATATTAGTTAAATGTAAATTAACTATGAGTTAGATGTATAATGATTGATTAGTAGCAATATATTTTAATGTTAACTCTGGAATCTCTCTTAATTTTTTTAATAAATCCATGTTTTGTAATGTTTCACAAATCTTTTCTAATTCTAATGCTATATTATTAATCTTTAATATTGCTTTAATAAATTCACCTAGAAATATTTCTGTTTCACATTTCATAACATCTATAATATATTTACACTCATGTTCATTTGAACAATTACACCATTCAAAAACATGATCAATTAAATCGAAATTATATTCATATTCTAATCCAGTAAATAAATTATTTTTTATTTCTTGATCTTTATAATATTCAATTCTCTCTACAATATATTTTGATACTTCATAAATATTATTACTCTTTTTAGATGGATTTATATTTCTTTTATCTTCTTGTAATGAAATATTTGTAAAACAACTAAATATACCAACTAGTTCTTGAGTTGAAATATTACTGAATCCATTGTATTTTATGTAAGTATCGGCCATTGCCAGTGAATTAACTTCTTGTAATTGCATTGAAATAAATGCTTTATCGTTAAGATTATATGAAATATCTATAAAATTATCATTTTTTAAAATATTAATAATTAATTGAATATTTGTATCAATATAATTTACTGCGTTAATAGCAAAATTATTTGTTTTATTTCTCTCTTCGCATAAATCATTATATTCGCTATATTTTTCCATGTCTTTCTTTAAAAATTTATTTTCTTGTTCAACTTCACTAATTTCTCTTTGTATTTTCTTCTTTTGTTTTTGACTGGCACCTTTTACACTATCTAATAGTGATTTATAATTTTCAATAATTTCCTTTTTTGTTGTAAAAATTATACCACTATCAATGCCTTTTCTTAATTCATGAATTTTATTATCTAAAATTTGTAACTCTTTATTATAAGTATTAATTTCTTTAATAATATCAGTTTGAATAAAACTTTTTTCCATAAATTCTTTTAACTTATTAAAATCATATTCATTGTTAGTATCTTTATCTAACATATCGCCCTCACTTATATCAGTATAATTAATCTTATTACTAGCTATTACATTTAAAACTAAATTGAAAGAAATTTTAAATTGTGATTTTAACATTTTTGGTGAACCAGTTACTATTTTTTTATATTCATTTGATAAAGGCATATCGAATAAATTATTACAATGAATTACATGGCCGATTTTATCTAACCCTCTTCTTCCAGCTCTACCAGCCATTTGAGTATATTCATGAGATAGCAAATATCTTAAACCATTATCTCCATTAAATTTAGATAAAGAAGTAAATATAACTGTTTTAGTTGGCATATTTATACCTACAGCAAATGTTTCAGTAGCAAATAATAATTTAATATAACCTTTTTCAAATAACATTTCTACCATTTCTCTCAAAATAGGCATAATTCCAGCATGATGTATCGCTATTCCTTTTTGTAATAATGTAATTAAATTTTTGAATTCATCTAATTGTGTATATTCTTTATAATTCTTAATTTTGCTTCTTAGAATATTTTCACATTCTTTTTTGATTATACTTGGCGTTTTATCTCCTTCTTCGAAAAGTGACACTTCTATTTCATGTGCGCATAATTCAACATTTTTTCGTGAAAATATAAAGCAAATAGCTGGTAACATATTATTATTATTTAAATATTTGATAATATCATTTAATACAAAGTGTCTTTTAACAAAATTTCTATTTTTATAAAAATAGTTCAATATATCACTAATAGCATAATAATTCAATTCATTAAATACTCCATTATTATCTGCTAATTTAATTGGTTTATTTATGTATTCTTTTAATTTCTTTTCATATTCTGTATTTTTTGCTATTTTAAAGATAGATTTATTTGTAGATATCCAACCATAATGTGTTAATGGGACAACTCTTTCATTTGTTGGACATAAATACAAATTTTTTTCAATATTATCATAAGTTTTATTTTTTTCTTTTTCTATCCAATTAGCAAAAATTTCTGGTTTTTCAATAGTGGCTGAAAGCATAATAAGTTGAACATGCGGAGGTAATAATATAATAGATTGTTCCCATACATTACCCCTATCAGCATCCCCTATATAATGAACTTCATCAAAAACAACAGCACCTAATTCGTTATTGAAATCCATTTCAAAATGAAGATTAATATTTCTATCATTATTTTTAGATATTAAAGATGAAAATAATGTATTTCTTAAGATTTCAGTTGTCATAATTAATACATCTGCCTCTGGATTATCTTTAATATCTCCGGTTAATATACCAAATGATATATGTGGGAACTTTTTCTTAAAATCATAATATTTTTGATTACATAATGCTTTTATAGGACCAGTATAAATTACTTTTTTATTTTTTTCTTTGAAAAAGTCAATTGCGAACTCTGCCGGTTGTGTATTATGTGTAACTATAAAATTACCTAAAATAAATTTATGATTTCCATCAATTTCAAATCCATAATAATTACCAATTCCTTCTGATTCTATTTTAAAATGATATTCTAGTGCTGGTTTATTAATTATTCTCTCTTCATTACATTTCTTTCTTTTACATAATACAGGAATTTCAGTAAGATTGTCTCCAAAAATAGTTATTCTATTATATTCACCTTCTTTCTTTACATTATTATAATAACAACTTTTCTTAACTTTTTTACACGAACAAGCAAAACCAAGACTTTTTACTAGATATACAATATCATCGGCTAATAAATTATTTTTTTGACTAATTTCATATGTTTTACAATAATAATAACCATCACTATCAATTAACCCTGCTAATAATTTAAGTCTATTCTCTCTAGAGTTAATTTTATAATCGAGTGGTATATGTTTATTATTTAGTAAATTATAATTTCGCAGAACATTCGTAATTTTATTTTCACGACCTCGATTTGTATATTTTTTTAATGTAGTTAATCCATATGTATATCCATTCCGATATTGTAAGTAACAATCATAATCTAATATTTTTTCACGTAAATATTTTAAAATTACCGCATCTTGACATGTTATTTCAGCACTATTTACAGAACCATCTCCTAACCATAACCCTATAATATATGGGTCAATATCAATATTTTTTTCTGGAAATTCAATACCAACCTTATAGGATAAAGAATTTCTCTGTAAATATTTTGGTAAATTTAAAAAGTCTTTAACAGAAATATTAAAATCTTTTCCTTGTGTTAATTTTTTTTCATTTAATAATCTTTTTGCTTGAATAAAGCAATCTTCTTTATCCTTATTTTTATAATTGAAAGATTGGTATCTCATTTTAATTTCTACATTATCAAACCAAATAAGCTCATATCTATTAGATTTTTTATTCTCCTTAATGAAAGGTTTTACATTATATTTTAAAGATAGAATATGACTTTCATTACAAGTAAAAGAATCTCCATCACTTAAAATAATATTATACATGGATTCTATCCCTCTGGCTAATCCTAATACCTTTCTTTCATTTGAATCATCTCCCATTAATTTTTCACCTACTTTAATATCCTGAACTTTTTTAATTGTTCCATCAAACATTAAAATATTAGTATCATATTTTAAGCATTTTCCGCTTCCGGTGTGCGCTGTAACCAAAGTATGATGACCATTTATTATTGAATACAGAGACCATTTTTGAAAATTACTTAAATCATATGGATATTGTTCAAAATATTTATTATAATTATTATCTTGAAAATTGTCATCAAAATTATCATTACAAATAACGACCATTATTATTTATTTATAGTAAATAATATTTAGATTTAAATTATTCAATTTATTTAATAATGACTATAATTATAGCAAATAAATACAAAATTACCGGTATATTGGGAGATGGAACATTTGGTAAAGTATTTAAGGCAGAAAATATTTTAACTAAAAATAATGTTGCTATAAAAATAGAAAAAGAAAAAGAAAGCAGAATTTTGAAATATGAAGCTAGAATCTATAATTTATTACATAATATGAAAAATATTCCAAAAATTCGATTATTTGGAACTGAAGAAGAATATACTTATATGGTTATTGATTTATTTAGTTGTTCTATTGATAAACGAGTTACTAGTAACAAAGATAAAATAATTATATTTAAAAATTCTTTAATAATAATGAAAGATTTACATGAAAATGGTTTTATTCATCGCGATATTAAACCGGATAATATTTTATTTGAAGAGAGAAATAGTAATCAGGTAAAATTAATAGATTTTGGTTTATCAAAGAAATATCTTGATAAAAATAATAATCATGTTGAATATAAAGATGGAAAAAAAATAATAGGAACAATTAAATATTGTAGTATTAATTTACATAATGGATGTGAACCATCGCGGAGAGATGATATTGAATCTTTAATATATACATTTATTAAAGTATATAGTGGAATATTGCCATGGGATAATTATGATATAAATAATAAAGAGTTATATACAGAAAAGGTTTTTGAAGAGAAGAAAAATATTTATAACTTTATAATAAATAATAATATACCTTTTGAATTTGCTTGTATGATTAAATATATTAGAAATGTAAATTATGATGAAAAAATTAATTATGATTATATTGATAAATTATTGGATATTATTATAGTATGATTATTCTGATAACCATAACTTAAATTCGTATAGTTTATTAGCAAAATTATAATATTTTTCTCTAACTTTATCTGTAAATAATTCACTATTTATAAATACTGATACATCATTGTTATAATTATCTCTGCCGTAATAAATATTTATACAATGTATATATAATTTATTAGTCGTATATTCCAAATTGAATATATATTCATCTTCAATATATAATTTATATTTAATAATATATGAATAATTATCATATGTTTTATTAAAATTATATATAAGATAGTTATCTATATTAGTGATATCATTATAATCTAATATATAATCTATTTTATTTATTAGAAATTTTTTCAATAATTTTTCAAGATAATAATCTTTATGAATTTGTACTTTAATTTTATCTTGAATGTCAATAGGTAATTTTGAATAAATTTGAAAATTTTTATTTTTTTTATATGTTATCCACGATGTTTGTATAATTAAAGCATAAATGTAAAATTCTTTTTGAGCATGAATATAACAAAAATTTTTATTATTAATTATATGAAATTTTTTATTTTTACATTTTCTATTATTTTTTGTATAACAGCTACAATTATTTCTCATAGATAATATAATATTTTACACACTTATATATTAATTCTATCAATTTTATTATAAAACTAATTAAAACATTTTATAAAGATATTTAAAGCGTTCATGTTATATGATAGTATAATACAATATGAGCGAGAGTGATAATGGCATTCATTTTCCCACTACAACAGACAAAACAACTGTATCTAAGACATCTGGTCGTGTAAAATGGTTTAATAACAAATCTGGTTATGGTTTTATTACAATTTCGGCTGGAGATCACGAAGGAACTGATATCTTTGTTCATCATTCTTCTATTACAGTAGAAAAAGAACAATATCGTTACCTAGTTCAAGGTGAATATGTAGAATTTGTTCTAAAAGAAATGGTAGATAGTGAACATAAATGGCAAGCATCGGATGTAAGTGGTATTTCAGGTGGGAAGCTAATGTGTGAAACACGCCTAGAAACACGCGCTACACGCACAGAAACTACAACAGATGCTTCAACAGATGCTTCAACAAGCACTACACAAAAACCACAGCGTTCATCATACCGTGCTCGCCCTCATGGTCCTGGTCCTCGTGAAGGTGATGAATGGATGCTTGTTCGCCGCCGTGCTTCGACTGGACGAACAGAACATGCTCCAGCCCGTTCTCGTCCTCCTCTACCTCCTCCTCGCGCTCCTCGCTCTGTTAAAGAATAAATAAATTAATTATTAAATTAAAATTTTTATAAATAATAAATAATTGATTTTATATAAAAAAATATTAATTTATATAAAATATTAATGCGAAGAATAAAGTCTGCGCCGGCAGAACTATGTTCAATGGTTAATAGAAAAAAAAGAAATTCTGTATCAAAAATTTCTTCTAATGCTATTATCCCTTCAAATACTTATGAGAAAATAAAAGAAGAAAAAAAAATTGTTAAATTGTTAACAGAAATAAGTAATGATATTTCTGGTCAAAATGATATTATTAGTCAAGAAATAGGTTATTATATGTTATTAATAGGATCATTTGTAAATCAAAATTTCAGAAGAAAAATTACTTTGGAAAATGTTAAGAATTTTATTATAGAAATGTTTTTAAGATATATAATTTCAATTACTTATCACTTTATTATGACTAACCAAGAAAAACTTATTGAAATTGTAATAGACAATCATGGGCATTTAGATAAAGTAATAGATAATATACATCTACTTAAATAAAAATTATTAATTATATACAATAATATGTATATTAATATTTATAAAAAATCAGTAAATGCTATCATTAAAAATTTAGAAAGTGAAATAAAAATGTTAGAAAAAAAAATTTTACTTTTACAAACATATAACCAAGATAATAATTCCTGATATTGTTCCTAATATTGTTCCACATAACCATATTTTAATACATTTTTTATTTTCTTCACTATTGTTATTTTCTAATAAATTCTCTCTTATTTCAATTTCTTTTTCTGGTGAATTTAAATGAATATCTTTAGAAAATTGATTAACCTGTTGACATATAAAACAAACATTTGTTTTATCATTTTTTTTATACCAATCCATTATACATTTTAAATGAACTGGATTATTACAACATTCAGGTATTATAATACCTTCATTATTATTTATATCATTTAAACATATTGGACATTCTATTACATCATTTAGCATTTTTATATATATTTACTTTATTTAAATTAATGTTCCTATATAATTTATAAATAAATATAATATATACAGCATTGTAATATTATAGTTATAAATTTTTAATGAAATTATTAGAGTTAGGTAAAATATTATTTTCATTTTTCTTAAATATTATTTTATACATTAAAATCAATTTTTTATATTTTTATATTATATAATGGCTCGTTTGACTAGAAAAAGAATACATAAAAAAAAATCTAAAGGAGGTGCTATTGGACAATTCTTTGATGAAGTCGGTTCATCTTTAAAAGGATTAGTATCTAGAACAAGAAAAAAGAGTGCTGAAATAATTGATCAAGGTTCTTGCGCTATATCTGGTGCCGTTAAAGGAACTGAAGGCGCCGTTTCTAGTGGTATTAATAAAACCGTAACTACATTATCAAATGTAGGAACAAATGTTTCTAATACTACTAGACAAATGATGGGTGGTAAAAAACGTAGAATGCGCAAATCTAGAAAATCACGCAAATCTAGAAAAATGATGGGTTGTAAAAAACGTAGAATGCATAGATCGAGAAAATCACGTAAATCGAGAAAATCGCGCAAATCAAGAAAACATTAAAATATAAAATAAATTTTAAATTATATCATGTTATTCATAATATTATATAATTTACTAACGCCATTATACAAAAAGTTATAACTACAATCAACATAACTATTATCAAATATACTCAACCTACCTAAATTTTCTAAAAATATATTTTGTTCGATAGTATTATTTAAATCTAAATTCTCTCTACTGTAACTTTTGTTATCATATTTTGTATGATTATCATTATCTAAATTATATTTACTAATTGTTTTTTTTAAATCAGATCTACTTTTTACATATATAGGAACAAAAGAAGGCGAATTTTGTATTTCTTTAGTAGTTTCATTTGGATCTATTAAATAAGCTGTTGTATTTTCCCAACAACTAAAATTAGACATTTTTTTATCTTTAGATTGAATTTTTAGATATCTATCTATTTGGCATTTATTTGAGCATACGGTTCCATCAAAACATCTATAAATTTTATTTGCAATATCTATGTCACGATCACATTCACAACATTTTAGCATTAATTATTATATTGATATGTTGATATAATATTTATTATTAGTTAATAAGTTACTAAATTTTCAATTTAAATAAAAATAAAAATAAAAATAAAAATAAAAATAAAAAATAAATCTACATACTTTCTTTTTTGGCAAAAAAGAAAAAAGAAAAAAATTGAAAAAGAAATAGAAAAAGAGGGAAGTGGTAAAAAAGAGAAGATGAATTCAAAGATGGAGAGAGCGATGTCAAAGATGTTGTTGGAAGTAGTAACAGAGATAAGTTCAAAG